CTTTACAATTTCAAGCATGTTGCGGAGAGGCTTGGCATTACACCACCACAGGCATTGATGGTGTATGTACTCAAACATACCGATGCTATCTGCAATGATGCGAAAACCGGTAAGCAGTTCAGTGATGAAACACTGCGGAGCAGAGTGATTGATCTAATCAATTATTCTGTGTTGCTGCTCGCCTTAAACGACACACATACTAATGACAATCGTACTGAATCAATTGGAGACGAATCTGGCAGTCCTATCGGGAACAGCCAGAATGCTTCAGAACCAGCAAAATGGAGTGTTCTCTCGCGGACCACGAAAGCTTGACCCGGATATAAATGGAATGGGCGGTGAAATAGCCGTCTGTAAATACTTCAATCGCTTTCCTGACCTGACTATAGGTCCACATTTTAGTGGCTATGATTTGAAGATAAAAGGTCAGAGAGTGGATGTAAAAACAACCACATATTCTCCTGGATATCTACAAGCTAAACAAACCAAGAAGCAAGATGCATGTGACATATACATATTAGTTCATGCAGAATTCCCAAGATTTGAAATACTAGGCGGGTGTACCTCAGCAGATTTGATACATAATGGCAACCTTAAAGATACCGGGTTTGGCACTTCTTATACATTGGAACAATCCCAACTTAAACCAATGGAGATTTTGTTTGCATAGTGTCTCCAAAGGCAAAATCGGTGAACTTGCGATCAGAAAAAATTTGATTGAATCTGGATATAATATCTATCTGCCTGAGTGCGATTCAGCGCAAGTGGATCTTGTGGTGGAGTTGGAGAGCGGTATGATGAAACGAGTGCAAATCAAATCGGTGTATAGTGATAGAGACAAAACTTCCATTGAAATTAATACAAAGAAATATGTGAACACAGGAAGAGTGGATATAATCGCCATATATTATGATGAAATGATCGCCTATGTCCCATATCACAACCAGAAAACATTACAACTGGCTATATCAACAGCCAAGAATGGACAAACGAAAGACAGGCACTGGTTTTATGGCTATAAACGATTCCCAGAGTTTAGTTAATGAAACCACACTACACAGGCAGCATCGCATTCGATGATCACAATGATAAATGGGCTGATGAGTTGGTACTGGCTTTTGAATACAACGATTTCGTGAAAGATATGCAAGACAAGATGGGGCGCAGACAGAATAGTGAAGTGTTCTTTGCTGCTTTTATAGATAAGGATGGTAGAGAGCATGATATAACGAGTAAGGTGAGAGAAAGTTGCGGTTAAATCATATATATAATGAGGATTGCTTTGATACAATGGCTCGGTGGCCTGAGGATGCTGTTGATCTTATTGTGACATCACCGCCATGGAATGCTAAGAAGAATTATGGTGATTATACTGATGATAATAAACCGGATTTTGATGATTGGTTACAAATATTATGTTCAGAAATGGAGCGGGTAGCAAAGAATGCTCTATATGTATATATGAGTCAGGATCATATGTGGACCTTACAGAAGTCATTAAAAGGTTTTAGACAATGGCTCTTCTATCATCGCAGAAATCTGGGTGCAACATGGCATATTCGTAATCCATGGATAAAAACCATTACTCCGATTGCCATGAGTTGGCCTAACGGGAAAATAAGCATGGTTAATCCTGGTATTAATGTTTCAACTATGGATTTCATTGCCGGGGTAAATCCACAAAGCAATTTTAACACAAATAAAAGACTGCATCCAGCCCAAGACCCAGTGGCTGCATATCTGCCATTGATTGCCAGGACTCCATGTGAAACAGTCTATGATCCGTTCATGGGCAGTGGGACCACCGCCATGACATGCCTACAGCTCGGAAAGAATTATATCGGCAGTGAATTGAATCCAGAATATATCGCAATTGCCAACAAGCGCATTAACACATTTGAAGCGCAAGAAACAATATTTGGAATTCAGGAAGAATTAATAAGCGAGTGAGCAATGCCAGAATCAAGCCAGAAGACAAAGAAAGAATCGCATTCCGCATGGGTTCGGAAGAGAAACTTCAGACGCAAGTACAAACAGAGCCTGGTTTCAAAACGAAACTCATCAAAGCCGCCGGTGGCTACGGTGGATTCATCAAGAAATACAAGCGAGATCCGTTCAATTGCACCAAAGCCCAAGCGAAGAAGCTGGTGGGACGTAATTCGCGGTGCATTTGCGGGTCGGGGAGGAAAGTGAAAAAATGCTGTTTAAACAAATAACCGAAGATAAACGTGGGCGCAAATATGTAGTGGATGAGCATCTCAAGATTTGCTCTAAATGCGGTAGATGTTGGGAGAATATTAACAAGAGAATCTATCACATGAGCTATATGATATATCCACTAGGTGCTATACCAGCAATCGGGAAGAAAAAGATACCATGTCCGCAGTGCAGATAAGATGCGGATGCTTGACCTATTTAGTGGGATTGGTGGATTCCACAAAGGCTTTGAACAGGCTGGATATGAATTTGAGTGGGTTGGATTCAGCGAAATCGATAAATATGCAAGTGCCGTTTACAGGCACAGATTCCCAGAGGCGGTTGAGTTAGGTGACATTACAACTATTCAACCAGGAGACTTACCCAAAATCGACCTTATCACTTTTGGATCACCTTGCCAAGATTTTAGTATCGCTGGAAAACGTGCTGGGGCAAAAGAAGGAACACGAAGTTCTCTTATCTGGCAAGCAATTAGACTCATCACTGAGTGCAAACCACGTTTTTTTGTCTGGGAGAATGTTAAAGGCACGTTCTCCTCAAACTCTGGCGCAGACTTTTGGGCAATTATCCAAGCCTTTACCAACATTGGGCGCTATCGACTTGAATGGCAACTTATTAATACACGCTGGTTTCTACCCCAAAATAGAGAGCGGATATACCTTGTCGGATATATTGGAGACAGAAGTGGACAGTCGGTATTTCCTATCGGAGAAACAAGTTCACTCACTAACAACGGGAATACAGAAGTCGCAAATACACTCCAACATCCCGGACACTCAGGTGGAAACTATAGAGTAATGAGTATGGTGCAAACATTCACAGAACGCAGCTTTGATGGGAATCGTGAAGATGGTGGTCGTGCTATTCGTTATCATAAAAAACCTGGAGAAACACCATGCCTATCAAGTCAAATGGGTATGGGTGGTAACAATGTGCCGATGTTTAAAATCCCAGAAACAACAAAGAAAGGATATGCAGCACCGGTTCTCACACCGAATCGGGCTATCAGAAGATTAACTCCTGTAGAATGTTGCAGATTACAAGGTTTTCCAGATGATTGGAATGAGTATGGTGAGTTTGATGGCGAAGTCAAACCAATGTCTGATACACAAAGATATAAACAATGCGGTAATGCAGTCACGGTGAATGTGGTGCAAGCCGTAGCGGAAAGAATTACCTCACCTAAAGTGCAGTCCAATGAAAAAGGATGAAATGGTTGAGCGACCTGGTGGATGCTACCATGGTGAGGAAGATTTAATAAAACAAAGGAGATAACAATGAGATATTACTGGGAAGCGCTTTTTAGCGTTGAATATTTCCCATATTGGGAATTTAGTATGCTATGCATACTGGTGCTGAATCTAAGTATGCTAGTCAGGTTACATAGATTAGAACATCTGATCAAAGAGTGTAACGAATGTTCATAATCAATGTAGCAGAGTGGTGCGTGGAAGCAATGGTATTAGGACTCGCGTTTCTATTCTTTGCAATAGGTACGTTTATCTTTTTAATGCTTCTGAGCATAATTAAACAGTGGATCGATAATATAACAGGAGACAACAATGGGTAAAACCAAGTTACATGGGCAAAACTATGTCCTAAAGGATGGGAAACGTGCCAGCAGCGTGACCACTATCATCAATAATATGCTGGGATGGAACAAGAACACACTTATCGCTTGGGCTAAAAGAGTCACGGCGCAAGGCGATGATGCCGATGCAGTGATGCGGGATGCGGGTGAAATCGGGACTCTGTGCCATATAATGATCCAAGGATTCTTCCAAGGATTTGATGTGGATACCAGAGACTTCACTCCCAACCAGGAGAAAGCAGCACTGAAAGCATTCTTCGGTTTTAAGAAATGGTATGATAAGGCTGAATTCAAGGCGCTAGGCACTGAGTTGGCGCTTGTGAATGAGGAAATGCGTGTTGGCGGTACTATCGATGCTATCGGCAAAATAGATGGTAAACTGGTGATTGTAGATTGGAAAACCAGTAAGTATGGTCCATACCCGGAAATGATTGTTCAGCTAGGTGCGTACACTGCCATGTATGAAGCTGCACAACCCAAAGCGAAAGTGGCTTATGGTATGATAATGCGATTCGGTAAAGAAGATGGGAAGTTCCACAGGCACGAGATATCACGGGAGAAACTCGATGCTGGTGCGCAAGTGTTCAGGCACTGTGTTGCACTCCATAAACTCAAAACACAATTGTGAAATTTGATAAAGTCTCCAATGACGGCAAGCGGGCATGGTGTCCCGCTTGCGATGATTCCACCAGGAAACAAGGCTCTATACAAATCAATGGAGACTATGCATTCTGTCATAAGTGCAATGAACATTGGAACTTTGGGGAATATAAAGAAAAAACAGCCAGTGCAGAATATAAACTAAAGAATACTCGTCCACTGGAGCCTACCGAAGCAGTGGAGAAGAGTAACTATGATGAGTGTAGAACTAATTATTTAAATAATAATGCACAAATACTTAAAACTTTAAAACTTCCATGGAATGACAAAGCCATGGATGAAATGCTCGGAGTGGGCATACGGAGAGATGAAAAGAAAGAATTACAACTGGTATTCAGGATCGCTGATGATCATGTGAAGTATCACAAAGGTTCACAGTTCGGGAGTGCAAAATGCAAGGTCTATCCGTCTCCGTTTTCCATCGGACCTTGCAGCACT